AAGCAGACGCTCCAGCATTCTACTGCCCATACATCCCATTGATGTCTTCAGGCGTTGTGTTGGATCCATCAACATTCGAACCAGTTGTGTCATTCATGACACGTTACGGTTACATTGAACTTACTAACACAGCAAGTTCTTTCGGTAACGCTGGTGACTATGTTGGCGAGATCGCTGTATCTAACCTTTCATTCTCCTAATCAGAGAACTACCCAGGGATGGGAAGAAGGAAAAGGGCCGAAAGGCCCTTTTTCTTTGATACTAAAAATTCTAGCTCAACGACCTATCACCCTTCGGCACTATATCTGTGTCTTATTGCAAGAGATAAAATTACTGCCGTTTCGCTGGTGCCGTCGGGCATGGCATATAAGTCACAAACGCCGGCACAATCCTGTGCAATCAACTGGGCAAACTTTTCTAGTCTAGAATCCCACATATCTCTTTTTGCTCCAAGACCATAAACGTCCATGCCAGATGTTTTTTCAAATTCTCGAAGTCTCATCTTGAGTAATGATTGACCACGAGCCTTTGCAAACTTTTCATAATCTTCTTGTGTGCCTTCGCTATAGCCACCGTCACCTGCGTGAATATCACTACCTGCTTTAATATTTTTATTCATACATCAATCTTTAAAATTTTTTTAACTTTGACCAGGTCCAGACTGGGATTACAAGCAGGTATTGCATTGTGCTTCTTGTAAAATTCCACTAACAAATCTAATTCTATTTCTTTACAGTAGCTGGGGTGCATTGGCAGATAAGCTTGATAAACGTGATCAATTTTATCTAGACCAAATTTTTCTTTAAACACAGTACCACATCCGTACGGACTGAGTCTTGGATTTCTTACAGTTCCTTTAAAATCTGTACGCCTACCCAGCATGCTGTTTCTACTGGTAGCTCTGCTTTCTCCAATATAAATCACTCCAGGATCTAGTAGATTAGCTGATCCAGCTGGAGCATCGTTTTCAAACACTCCGTATATGTAACAGCCCGGATGAGATTTGTCAAACCCCCAGGATTCATTCCAGGATTCGTCGATTTGATGCCAAGTTGTAAATTCTGTTAAGCCGGGCTTTGATGTTGCAGTTACCTGTGCAGTAAATGCAGACTTACCGCTGATCTCAGCACACTTAAACAAACTGTAGGCCAGTTGATTTACATTATCACAGTGAGTAAACACCTGATATAATTGTTCTTCAGTAAGGCCATGATTTCCTGAACCAGTGCGTATATTTTGTGCAAGTATTCTTGCAAGGTCTTGCATTTAAAATCCTTTTGTTTAGTGTAAACTATTTAGGCAATATTGTCAATAATTTTGGTTAAATAGTGTTGTGGCCAAAATATTTTATACACCCCCGGGATACTCAGGTACTGCCCAATTAACAGCATCAAACGGTCTTGTAATTGAAAATCAAGCTCGCTGGCGTTTCAGTGAACAAGGATACAACGACGGGGCAACGTTTGGTGTTAGCCTTAGCTGGCCCGATAAAGCTGTGGGTGAATTCAGCTACGGGCAACCAGCACAAAAGATCAAACCTGAATCTTCTGGATTATTACATGTTAAAGGAACAAACTGGCCTATAGCAGTAATTGGCAATTCTCTACAGTCATACACCAATCCTGACACTAGCCAAACATATCCAGCCAGCCAATGTAGGATTTTAGTAACGGGTCACTGGCAAGTTAATCGTCAACCAAACAGCAACTCATGGAACTCAATAGGAGTTTTTTATAAAGGCTTAACCACTACCGATCTCGGAGACAGGGATATGGATCCGTACTTGTTGAACTATAACTCCCCAGATGCAACTTATGTAATTCAAGGAGCCAATGTCACTGGCGGTGCCCAAGATACATTTACCACTCGCGAATTTTCCTGCAGATGCGAACACAGCACAACCAGCAATAATTCCAATAGAGAATATCAATCCAATGCAATTGCTCAACCTATATTTGTGTACACATACAGCATGAGTTGGGAAATAGAAGTTTAACATAAATACTTGTCAACACAATCAGGTGTTTTATGCTGAGATTAATACCCACAGCGTAGCGGCTAGAACCCGCATCGGACTTCTTTAAGGAGAAAACAAAATGGGTCGTCCTCTAAAAATTAAAAAATCCACAACCAAAGACATTGGTTTTAACAATCTTGGCAGTTTAACAAATCCAGTATATCCAACAACATTAAACTCGTCTCAATACCTGGGTGTGGTTGGCGGTGAGAACACCAGCGTGGCCACCACAGCTTATCCGGTGATTCGTGTGCAAGCATGTGAAATTGGCGGTGCTGAAGAAGAAGCTATCATTGTGCGCCAAAAAGGAAGCACAACATACTTGGTACTGGGGCAAACCAGTGGAAATACATATCAAGCCACTCTGGCTAACGAAGCCACTGGTGCATTGTCACCAGGCAACATGAACATTGCTATGTTTAATGGCGATAGTACAGACATCTTGATCAGCAAACTCACAAACAAGTGGGCACTGGACTATTCAGTACCACCAGTTCGTTATGTGATTAACTTCTTCAGTGACGAAGGCACAGAGATCAAGTCTGGCACCGTCGGTGTGACCAACAACTTGGCCATTGCAGAAAATTACACCAGCTAATTTCTATTTGTCTGGCCAATCCTCCTTGCTACATAACAAGGAGGATTTTTTTATGGCCGCATTTGTTTTAGGAAATGGTGTAAGTAGACGCCCAATTGATGTAAAGTATCTGACAACGTTGGGTCCAGTCTACGGCTGTAACGCATTATATCGCACAGATACACCCACTGTGCTAGTTGCTACAGACACACCAATTAGTCAAATGATACAAGAATCAGGATATAGTGCTAAACATAGATTTTATACACGTAAGCCTATTCCCAACCTTGGTGCAATTCAAATTCAGAAAAAATATTACGGATTTAGTTCAGGACCTATTGCTATGTCCATAGCGGCTGAAGATTTTAATAATTCAATATATTTGCTGGGATTCGATATGGGTCCATCTGAAGCAGGCAAGTTTAATAATTTGTATGCTAACACTGAGTTTTATAAGAAATCTGATGGGTATCCAACGTTTACTGGAAACTGGGCCAAACAAATGGCATCAATAATGAGAGAGTATAAAAATGTAACCTTTTACAGAGTTCAAGGAGATACAACTTCGCCGATCAAGGAGTTTGATAATTTGCCAAACCTGACTCATCTACCGTTTACAGACTTTGTAACCCGAATAAATAATCCAAAGGATCTCTAAATGTCTACTTACAAACGCTCAGATGGTGATTATTACATTGTTACTATAAACTCAGATGACAATGTACATATTCAAACTAACACAGTTAAAATACAAGGTAACCTTGATGTTGTGGGTAACATTACCTATATTGATACCACTGAACTTGAAATTACAGATCCATTCATTACACTGGCGGCCAACAACAGTGGAGCATATTCCAATATTGGTATCATTGCCCAAAAAACATCAAACACCTACGCTGGCCTACGTTGGAATACCACTTCTGGCACCTGGCAAACATCTCCAAACAACACCACCTGGTCGGATATTGCAACAGGTAATGTTGTAAGCACAGCGGCTGGTTCAAACACGCAGATACAGTTCAATGACGATAATAGTTTTGGTGCCAATGTAAAACTTACCTATGATTATGCAACATCAAAGTTGACAATTCAAGGACATCAAATTTATGGCAATATTGGCACAAGCCCATCGTCGGTGGCCAATTCTGTAGCTGTTTATAACAAAGCTGAAGGTGGTGGCGGCACTGGGTTGTATGTCAAAAGCTCAACTGTTGATGACGAACTAGTCAGCAAAGGCAAAGCCATTGTATACGCTATTATATTTTAAGGAATCAAAATGACAATCTCAACATCACTGGTTGGAAACACAGTTGGCAATGTGTATGCCAGCTCAGGAAATACTGCTATCACCTGGCTAACTATCAACAACTACACATCTGGTAATGCACTGGCCAATGTACACGTTGTTCCGTCAGGCGGCACAGCCAACGCACAAAATCAAATTTTAACAAATTTAGAAATCACAGCCAGCGACACTTATCAACTGTATACCGGTGGTGAAAAACTGCTGTTAAACACAGGCGATACTGTTCAAGCTGTTGCCAATCTTAACACCACGTTAAACATTGTAGTAAGTTACACAACAATTTAATGGGAACATTTGTTAAAAATCGTCAACTACAGTCAGGTAGTTCAGGTGTTGTATTACCAACAGGTAGTACTATTAATAGACCTCTGACTCCGGTATTTGGATTGATTAGATACAATACCGACCTGGCTTCAATTGAATTTTTTAACGGAACACAGTTTATTAATTTAACAGCTCCTGGGGAAGTTGACTACGTGGTGGATTCTTTTGTTGGAGACGGTACAACGTCAATCTTTACCATGAGCATTGAAGAAAGCTCAGCTTCGCAGATTATTGTTTTTGTTGGCAGCATCTATCAAGATTCTACCAGTGCATACACAGTAAATGGTGGGTATGATATTATGTTCACATCACCACCGCCCGACGGCGAACCAATTTCAGTGATTCACAGTACCACAACAACATAATATGTCTATCAATAAGATTTCTGGTAATATACTTCAAGACAACCTTCAGAGAGGTTCAAACCTCTCTGTACAAGGAAACTTGGTATTTTTTGACATCACCAACACTCGCCTGGGTATCAACACCAATGCACCCACTGCCACATTGAATGTTGTTGGTAACACTGAAATAAACGGCAATATCAGTGTTGGCAATTTAAATTTTGGCAACGGTGTTATCAACGGTACTGGTAATATCACCGGAAACGGTGTAACTTTATCAGCAAATGCCATCTCAGCCTCATCAGGATTATTAACCTTAGGGTCTAATGCTAATATAAAAATCACAGGCGGCGGCACAAACTATTTGTTTACAACCGACGGTACAGGAAATCTTTTTTGGAGTGACCCTGGAAACTTAGCAGGTGTGATAGGCAATACCATTGATTTGGGTACACCAAGTCTTGGTAATCTGACCAGTAATGCAGTGACAATGACTACAACTACAACAGTGACCGACGGCATTGCACAACTCAACACAGTACTAGGCAAACTAGTACCAGCATCTCCAAGTAATTTTCCAGGCAGTCAGACACTTTCGATATCAAGCTTGTCTACATATCGCATGGCCAACATCACCCAGGTGGACAATACACCAGGTGCAAATAAATCGGTGGCCGCTGGTGCAACAGTTACATCAGTGCGCAGAGCTGCCACATATGCTACCAACACTATCAGCACAGTTGGCCCAGGCGACACAGGCATAATCACTGCTGTTCGAAACGGTGCAAATGTGGGCACAGTGACACTGAATGCAGGAGCCAGCCCAACTGCCAACGGCACCTACGGCGGCAACTTGGTTATTACCAACAACTTTGATTATAATTCTGCCAATGCCAACATTGCGGCCGGATTCTGGTATGTATTTTCGTCGGCAATTTCTGGCACAGTTGCTCCAGCAGGCTGGAACGAACTATACATAGCAGACTCTGCTACAGGAAACACAAACACCCCCAGCTGGTACTACGACAACTCAAGTCCTTCAACTCCAAGTTTTAGTTCTGCCACAATGACTCCTCCGGGATCAACTACTTTGTTGTACAGCAGTACTATTCCTCACTATACCAATGCAAATCAATTTGCAATTTCAGCAAATGTGGCCAATGTCAGTGGCAACACTTATCCAACTTCAAATGTGTTGGCCACAGGATCATCTGGCGGCAGTTTTGCGGCACCTGCATCAGTCAACTACAATGCCAGCAACATTGGCAGTAATGTTCTAAACTCATTTGCATCAGCTTCATTTTCAACCACTGCCACAGTGACCACTGGGTTTGGCGCTAGTTCAACTGGACCAAGTATTGTAGTTAATAACAGCTACAGTTCTGGTACACTGACTTTGACTTCGGCATTGGGTAATACAGTTCTATACAAGTCAGGATCTGCCACAGCCATTGACGAAGGAAATGTCATTGTTACCAGTGTTGGCACCGGGTCAGGCAACGCATTTAGAATTATCAATCCTGGATCAGTGAATAACCCAACATATACCAGCAATGCGGCAGCATTTAATAGCCAATCAAGTACTTTAGAAACATATGATGCCACAGTGGTTGGATCAGGATCAGCTGGTGTACTCAAACACGACCAGACCAATTACTCAACAGGATACTTGCCTGCAGGTCCTAACCTAAGTGCTGGACGCTCAGGCACACAATACTTTACAATTAAATTTGTGCGTACTAACGTATCAAAATTTGATATTACCTATGCTGGCAATGTTGCTGGTATGTGGGTAGCACTACCGGGATCGGTTATTGATTCAAGTTCTAGTGCCAACGGATGGATTAGTATGACCACTGCTTATGCAGGTGCTGGCTACCCAGGTGTCAATAGCCCGGGCAACGGGTCTGACGGCTGTGCCCTTGGCGGTGTGGTTGTTCCTAATGTAAACACCGCAAGTACAAACAAGACTTGTACGTTTGGAACAGTATCAAGTTCAAGCACAGCAACAAACGAAATCTATGTGAGAATTGCTCTTGCATCTGGCCAGTCAGTAACTGGCCTATCATTTAACGCGGCGAGTAATTAATGGCAGTCTCAATAGCACAATACGTTGATTTACTCTTTAAGAAACTGCAAGGTGTTGCAAAAACCGCCAACTCCTCGACCAAGAGTGCGTCAAATGAAAGTATTGCTAGCCCACCGTTGTTGCGTGGCGATATTGTGTGGGTACAGTCAGATCAAATTGGAAATACTGCCCAGGCAATTGCTGGAATTACCACTGCCTATAGAAATAGTGGAGCAATTGAATGTACTCCAGATACCACAGTCCCGCCTATTGGTGCCATCAGACCCACTTGGTTAACCAACGAAACGTACTGGATACCACAAGAATTTGGCTCTACCTGGTTGCCAAAAGTATTTGTTGGACCCAGCGCCGCTGCCAATATTGAAGCAACTGGTACACAGATATTTTCTGCTGGTATTGGTGGTGTTGGCGAGTATTACTTTGATACACAAGCTGGAGTGTTAAACTTCATAGGCGAAACTATTCCCACGGTACTCACAGCAGGAAATGTGGTTTATGTAGCGGGTTATCAATATTCTGGATTGATTGGAACTACAAATCTACCAGGAAATACCACAATTGGTAACTTGGTAATAGCAAATACTACCATAACCACCAATCAGGTAAATGGCAATATTATTCTAGAACCAACAGGAAACGGCTTTGCAATTATTGATACCACAACAGGCCTGGTATTGCCAGTTGGAAATACTGCTCAACGCCCAGCAAGCCCTGACCAAGGCACAATACGATACAACACCAACTCAACAGATGTAGAAGTTTGGGATGGCTCTCAATGGGCAGGAATTGGTGGTGCTGTGTCAGAAATCACCAATCAATACATCACAGGTGATGGTATTACCACAGTTTTTACACTGGATCAGAGCACCACTGCCGCTGCCATCATTGTCAGCACCAACGGTGTGGTGCAGTTTCCAGACGTTGCATACACAGTTGCTGGAAATTCGATTACATTTGCTGAACCTCCAATATCAACAGACGTGATTGATGTTAGATTTACTGCATTGCTTACCACAATTAATGCTGTTACTAATGCATCAGGGCAAGAGCTCACAATAACTGTGCCCGGAGTGGTAAATATAACAAACACACACAGTCTACAGTTACCTACATACACAGTTTCACAGGCCACCAGTCTAGGTAATGTTGCTAATGGTCAATTGATTTATGTCAGCAATGGCGACAGCGGCAGTCCTTGTCTAGCTGTTTATGCCAACAGCGCCTGGAAACGTGTGTCTTTTGGCGCAAATATTAGTTCATAATTCAACTACACTCAGTTAATTTTTCATGGTGTACCATAAATAGGTATAGTAAAACCTATTGGCGGTTCGATAGGTAGGAAAGAAGCCCTATTGGAGACCAAAAATGGCCGTAACCAGAATTAAAAATAATCAGATTACTGATTCAACCATTGACGCCAACGTTAAACTTGTCAGCTACTCGGTAACGTCAGCTAAACTTGCCAACAACATCACTTATGGTAGTGATTTTACTATTTCAGGTAATCTAGTAGTTAATGGCACCACAACCACAATTGACACAGTTAATGTCAGTATTCAAGATCCAATATTACTATTGGCAGACAATCAAACTGGATCTCCTTCACTGGACATTGGTTTCATTGGCAAACGCGGTAATAGTACAAACATTGCATTTGTCTGGAAAGAATCAGCCAGCCAGTTTGAAACTGTTTACACCAGCAGTGAAGTCACCAACACCACGGTCACTGTCACAAGTTTTGCAGATTTAAAAACATTCAATTTTACCGCTGCTGGTAATGCCAACGTTGGCTCCAACGTTGTTATAGTCGGAACATCGACCTTGCAAGGCAACGTTATTGGCAATGTAACAAACTTCACAGGTAACATAGTTGCTGGAAACATTTCAACTCCAGGTTTAATCAACGCCACAGGCAACATCACCGGTGGTAATGTAACCACAGCAGGTATAGCCAACATTGGCACTCTAGAAGTAACTGGCAATGGTACTGTTGGAGGCACACTGGGTGTGACAGGTAACGCCACTGCGGGCAATGTGACCACAGTAGGTACAGCCAACATTGGCACACTGGCAGTAACAGGTAATGGTACTGTTGCAGGCACATTGGGTGTGACAGGCAATGCCAACGTGGGCAATTTGGGCACAGCAGGACTAATTGTTGCCACAGGCAACATCACCGGTGGTAATGTAACCACAGCAGGTATAGCCAATATTGGCACTCTAGAAGTAACAGGCAACAGTAATGTAGCAGGCACATTGGGTGTAACAGGCAACGCCACCGTGGGCAATTTAACCACAGCAGGCACAGCCAATGTTGGAACACTGATAGTAACTGGTAACAGTAACATTTCTGGCAACTTTGGTGTTTCAGGCAACATTACTGGTAACAATTTAATTTCAATTAACGGAATCTACGGCAACGGTCTAAACATCACCGGCGATGCAGTGATCACTGGTAACTTGGCAGTTCAGGGCAATTTAACCTATATCGACATTGAAGATTTACGTGTGTCAGATCCAATTATTCAATTGGGCGGTGGCGCCAATGGCAACGCTTTGGTTGCCAACGACGGATATGATCGCGGTACACTATTATCATATTATACAACTGCCCAGGGCAATGCATTCATGGGCTGGGACAACAGCACTGGTAATATGTTTATTGCCAGCAACGTGGCAATAGCCAACGAAATTATTTCAGTCAACAGCTACGGAACATTACAAGGTGGTAGCTTGTATTTTGCTGATGGTAACATCACAGGCAACGCCAACGTTGGTAATTTAGGTAGTTCAGGACTAATTGTTGCCACAGGCAACATCACAGGCGGCAACTTGACCACAGTAGGTACAGCCAACATTGGCACCCTAGAAGTAACTGGCAATGGTACTGTTGCAGGCACACTGGGTGTAACTGGCAATGCCAACGTGGGCAACCTAGGCACAGCAGGACTAATTGTTGCCACAGGCAACATCACAGGTGGAAATGTAACCACAGTAGGTATTGCCAATATTGGCACACTGGCAGTAACAGGTAATGGTACTGTTGCAGGTACACTGGGTGTAACTGGCAATACCACAGTGGGTAATTTATCCAGCCTTGGCCATATAGATGTTGGAAATACATTAAGTGTTCTAGGCAATGCCAACGTGGGTAATCTAGGCACAGCAGGACTAATTGTTGCCACAGGCAACATCACTGGTGGTAACTTGACCACAGCTGGTCTATCAAGTCTAGGCAACATTCGAATCAGTGGTGATGATATCACTGACACCAACGGTCGTGTAAACTTTAACACAGCTGGCGCCGATGTTGACTTTGCAGTCAACGGCGACACAGTGGCCAACGTATTTTATGTAGATGCTGGAACAGACACAGCCAGTTTTGGCAATTCAGCTCAAACAGCCAATGCTCTTGTAGCATTTAATGCCGCAACCAGTATTGTTGTGCCAGTGGGTAACACACTACAGCGTCCAGCAACTGGCGTAACTGGTATGATGCGTTTTAACACATCATCAGACAGTTTAGAATACTATGACAACAGTAAATGGACATCAGCAGGTACAACATTCACTGTTGTTGTGTCAGACCAATTCACTGGTAATGGCGTTGCAACAGCGTTCACACTCAGTGAAGATTCCACAACTGCCAGTACTATTGTTGCAATCAACGGTGTTGTACAGATTCCAACCACAGCTTATTCTGTAACAGGCAATGCATTGACATTCACAGAAGCTCCGTTGTCAACAGACGTTATTGATGCACGTATTTTAACAACCACTACCACAGTTACAGCACTTCAAAATGCCACAGGCTCTGCGCTGGTTGAAGCAGTTGACGGTCAAGCTGTAATTTCAGTCACTGGTAATATACTACCAACTGCTAATTCAACGTTCTCATTGGGCAATGCAACAAGCTGGTGGTCAAGCCTGTATGTAGCTGGTAACACAATTTACCTAGGCAACCTACAGCTCAAAGCAGTGAATGGACAAATGGCATTCTATGCCGCAGACGGTACAACTCCTGCAACCATTGCCAGCTCAAGCGTTGACACAACAACCATTGCCAACGGTACCAGTGCAGTATCTGTTGTTACTTCAGGTGGTAACGTTCGTGCTAATATTGCAGGTGCAACAGTACAAACTCTAAGTGCAGGTGGCGCAAACGTCACAGGATATATCACTGCAACAGGCAACATCACTGGCAACTATGTGCTAGGTAATGGTAGTCAGTTGACTGGTATTGATGCCACAAGTATACAAAACGGCAATGCCAACGTTAGAGCATTTGCCAATGGCAACGTCACTGTTAGCTCAGCTGGTACTGCCAACGTGCTGGTTGTGACCAGCTCAGGTGCCAACATTGCAGGTACATTGAATACAGGTACTGGCAACGCCAACGTGGGCAACATTGGTGCAACCAATGCTGTGTTTACCAACATAAGTGGTAACTTAACTGGCAATGTAACCGGTACATTACTAACTGCTTCACAACCCAATATTACCACAGTTGGAACACTGGGTTCATTGTCAGTTAGTGGTAATATCACACCAGGTGGCATTGCTATGTCAACAGGTAATGCCACAATTGGTAACCTGTATGTGTCAGGTACAACAACAATTGCGGGTAACATTACACAGGTATCAGGTAATTCAGGATCATTCTTTGGTAATGCATCCACAGGTTTCAATGCCTTGTACGCTGGTTTGCCAGCTGGATTTACCTTGCTACCACAGTCTGTGGTCAACTTTGTATCACAGTTTGATAGTTATAGCCAGATTAACAATCAGAACCAAAGTGCAGGTAACACAGCCACAACTGATTATGTATTAACTTCTGACAACGGCAATGACTCCACATACTACCTTGACATGGGTATTGCCAGTAGCACATATGACGGCGCTGTGGCTGTACTTGACAACGCCATGGGTACCTCGGTCACACCCAACGATGCTTACTTGTACACAACAGGTAATGTGGCCGCAGGTAATCCAAGTGATCTAGTGCTTGGTGCTATTGATGCAGGTGGACAAATTAGATTTGCGGTTGCTGGCAGTATGGCAGCCAACGTGGCAATGAAGCTGAATGCACCCAACACAACTTCTAGCAACACCACTACTGGTACTACTGTTATCACAGGTGGTGTTGGTATTTCAGGTGCGTTAAATGTTGGTGGTGCAATTGGCACAAACAGCATTATCAACACAGGATCAAATGCCACTGGTAACATTGGATCAAGCTCAACATACTTTAATACTGTGTTTGCCAAAGCCACATCAGCTCAATACGCTGACTTGGCAGAGTACTACGAATCAGACGGTACTTACGAACCAGGTACTGTCATGATGTTTGGCGGATCAAAAGAAGTCACCATGGCTGGCACTAGCGCAAGTAGTGTAGCAGGTGTTATTTCTACAAATCCAAGTTACATCATGAACTCAGGACTGACAGCCGAATACACAGCAATAGTTGCGTTGACCGGTCGTGTTCCAACCAAGGTAGTTGGCACAGTCAAGAAAGGCGACATGATGATTTCTGCAGGTGCCGGACGTGCTTGTGCTTGTGCAAGTCCACAGATTGGCACAGTTATTGGTAAGGCACTAGCCGACTTTGATGGCGCAGAAGGCGTTATTGAAGTTGTTGTGGGTCGACTATAATCAACTGACAAAGAACAAAATAGGGCCGCAGGTTGGCCCTATTTTTTTGACTAAATATTAGATCAAATGGTGGACACATGGGTTTAACAAGGATATCAGCACAACAAATTTCAGACATTGATTACAAGCAAGCGGTGCGTGTGATCACAGTTTCAAATGTTACATTAAGTGGCGGCGCCCCTGCTTCTGTTGACGGTGTTTCTTTGGCAACAAATGATAGGATTCTTGTTGCTGGACAAACAACTGGCAGTCAAAATGGATTGTACGTGGTACAAACAGTAGGCAGCGGATCGTCGGGAACCTGGATTAGATCCACAGACAGCAATACAACTGGAGAATTAGAAGCCGGTACCATTGTAATGGTCACCGAGGGCAATGTTTACAAAGACACTCAATGGAAACTTACCACCAATAATCCCATTGTGCTTGGAACCACTGCACTTACATTTGAGCAAAATTCAGCGTTTGCATTTGGCAATATCTATGCCAACAGTACCGCGGTGCTGGCAAACACAGTTGGTGATACACTGACATTGACCGCTGGTAATAATATTTCCATTACCGGAAATGCGGCAGCCAAGTCAGTGACCATTGGAGTCACTGGCATCAGTTTAAATTCTATCAGCAACGGTACAAGTAACGTTAATGTGGTCAGCTCAAATGGCAACATCACAATCAGTGTTGCCGGCACCAGTAATGTTGCAGAATTTTCTTCAACAGGAGTATATGTCCCGGGCGCAATATCAACATTGGGCAATATGACTATTGGTTCATCGTTGACTGTAGGACGTATAAACTCTAATCTTATTCCAGTAACTGACGTGATCTATAGTTTAGGAAATGCAACCCATCGTTGGAGCAACTTATATCTAGCAGGCAATACCATTTATCTAGGCAACAGTATTATTACTGAAAATGCAAATGGTGACGTTGTTATTGATAACACAGGTAGTTTTGCGGTACCTGTGGGATCAACCCTACAGCGTAGTGCAGTTCAAGGTGCCATACGCTATAATACCACAGCCGGCGTGTTTGAAACCTACGACGGCGTAGGCTGGAACTCCTTAGCATATGGAACAGCCACAGATCTCCCGTTTGGTGACTACGGTAGTGTAAGTGATGTAGCTACAACTGATGCGTTTGGTGTGTCTGTAACATCCACGTTTGATTGTGGTGCCGAAGGACCAATTAGTTACAACGATTTAGCCACAGGCGAAGCCTATGTTGGCGCATAAATATAACAGTAGATAAGGATAATTCATGCCAACCGTAGTTCAATTTAGACGAGGAACAACTGCACAAAACAACAATTTTCTCGGAGCCAACGGAGAAATTTCCGTTGACACAGATCTTCATGTTTTACGCATTGCTGACGGAGCCACTGTTGGTGGATTTGCATTGGTTGGACAAAATTGTGTTCAAACTATAGCTAACAAAACATACACCGGGGCATCGCTTAGTGTAACTGGCAACGTATCAGGTAATTACATTTTAGGCAATGGTAGTCAACTAACTGGTATTGATGCTACAAGTATTCAAAGTGGAACAAGTAATGTCAGAGTTGTTAGTTCTGGCGGCAATGTCACAGTAGGGATTAACGGGACTAGCAACGTAGTTGTTGTGTCATCCACAGGAGCCAACGTTGCAGGTACACTAGGTGTAACCGGAAATATCACAGGCAGTTACATCTTGGGTAATGGTAGCCAACTAACCGGTATTGATGCAACCAGCATTCAGAGTGGTACATCTAACGTTAGAGTTGTAAGCTCAGGCGGAAACGCCACGGTTAGCATTGGTGGAACATCAAATGTGGCAGTATTTGCCTCAACAGGTGCGTATGTAACCGGTGTTATAAGCGCCACAGGTAATATTAGTGGTAACAACATCTCTGGTACATTAACAACTGCAAGTCAGCCAAATATTACTGCTGTGGGAACTTTAGGTTCATTGGCTGTTAGTGGCAACATTACCCCAGGAGGCATTGCTATGTCAACTGGTAATGCCACAATTGGTAACTTGTATGTGTCAGGCACAACAACAATTGCAGGTAACATTGTACAGGTATCTGGCAACTCAGGTCAGTTCTTTGGTAATTCGTCAACTGGTTTCAATGCATTGTATGCTGGGTTGCCAGCAGGATACACACTACTGCCACAATCCGTAGTTAACTTTGTATCACAGTTTGATGATTACTCTCAAATTAACAATCAAAACCAAAGTGCAGGTAACACAGCCACAAGTGACTGGGTATTGACTTCTAACAACGGCAATGATTCAACATATTATGCTGACTTTGGTATTGCTAGTAGTACATATGACGGCGCCGTGGCAGTTCTTAACAACGCCATGGGTAACTCAGTTACTGCCAATGACGCTTATTTGTATGTTACGGGTAACGTGGCAGCTGGCAATCCAAGTGACCTAGTACTTGGTGCCATTGATGTTGGTGGACAAATAAGATTCCCAGTTGGCGGCAGTACGGCAGCCAATGTGGCAATGAAACTGAATGCACCCAACACAACCTCCAGTTCAACCACAACTGGTACTGCTGTTATCACAGGCGGAGTCGGAGTGTCAGGTGCGCTTAATGTTGGTGGTACTATTGGCACAAACAATATTATCAACACAGGATCAAATGCCACTGGTAACATTGGCAATTCAACTACCAGCTTCAACACAGTATTTGCCAAGGCCACATCTGCACAGTATGCTGACGTTGCAGAAAAATATGTAGCTGATAAAATTTATCCACCGGGTACTGTTGTTGAGTTTGGTGGCGAAGCAGAGGTAACAATTACCACTGTTTCTAGCAGTCCAGCAGTGGCTGGCATTATCTCCACAAATCCTGCATTTATAATGAATGCAGGAGAAAATAATGTTAATGCAGTTTTGGTTGCCCTGTTAGGAAGAGTTCCTTGCCGTGTGGTTGGCGATATCAAAAAAGGAGATCGACTGGTTTCTAGTGATATTCCTGGAGTTGCTAAAAAATTAAATCCTGCTGAGTATCAGCCAGGATGTATTCTTGGTAAAGCGTTGGAAAACTATTCAAGTTCTGAACCAGGAGTAATCGAAGTCATAGGAGGACGTTTATGAATATTACCAACAGATATCGTGCTGATTACACCGGAGAATTTGTAGTTACAAATTTAGTCTGGGCTGGCAACCAAAAACATCAAACAAGAGAATGGTTACCTAACCCAATTGAAAACCAACATATTTCAGGTCGTGCCGCAGTCATTGGCAGCGTACTTGATCAGGAACAATTTGATTTTAAAAAGCTAGAAAAACACAAAGGTGGATTACTAGGACAAAAAAAATTACAAACATACGGATCAGGAGATTTGTGGAAGTCAATGAAATTTGATTTTTATGTCACTTCCTCAGACAGTCACTTACAAGAAGTTAATGCAACAGGATATTCAGAACAAAATATTGTCTATACAACAGCAAAAAATGTTTCTAAGTATCCAGGTAAATTTTATCTAGTGCCACACATTGGACGCCTTGATGAACTGGCAATGGCAGTTTATCTTGCGGCATTTGATGGCCACAACGAAGTATTCTTATTTGGGTATAACAATGACACTCATGATATAGCTGGTAGAATTACCTGGAAAGAACATGTTAACTCAATTTTTGCGGCTTATAAAACAACAGAATTTATATTAGTTGGAACAGAAACAAATATGCCAGACATGTGGAAGAACAACAGAAATGTAAGTTGCCAAAATTTTAGACAATTTATTACTTACTGTGACGTGTAACAGTTTTTTTTAACGTATCAATTTTATTTTGTACTGCTTCAAAATTAACAGTTGACCACAACCCAGGGTGCATGGGCCTAGGCCATGTGCCCGTGTCTATCCAGGCATATCCTATGTGTTCATGATTGAGAGTTGGTTTGAATTCTTCAGCAACACAGCAGAAAAATGTATGATAGCAAAATAATCCATCAGCACTGGTAAATTGTTCCAAGGGAATTAATTTAAAGTGAAAGGGAAAAAATCCAAGCTCTTCGGTGCATTCCCTGTGCATTGTATCTAGTAGAGTTTCGTTAAGTTCTGTTTTACCACCAGGTAATCCCCAGGTGTTTGGATGTTTAGGATCGTCTCTTAACAAATACAAATACCTTTGAGTGTCTAAACTATAAAACCAAATACCAACAGCATTGATCATAGCACCAGACTCCAGGTGCCTCCTGGGTATATACCCTCATAGCTTTTTACCCATTCACTGCCAGTCCATCGATATTGCAACCCTGTGGTCAAATTTGTACAAAATTGCAAGTTATCAGTGCTGTCAACAGCTCTAAATACAACGTCCCATGCGCCATCAATATATTGAACAATATCATTGGCGTTGGCCACCAACGGACCCCAGGCCACGGCAGGGTGTATATTTCCAATAGCACCAACAGCATTTAATAACAAGTATCTTGTGCCTGCAACGGCCGCTGGTAGACCCACTCCTGGACCACTGATCAACGGATCAATCACAGCATCAATTGGAGCCAACGTATTTTGTGGAACGGTGTCTATGTCTACATCAAACAGCATAAATCGCTCATCAGTGGGATCGTAAGTAACAGTACCAATAACTGTGCCTGAATCGTCCCATTGATCTTCAAGTCGAATCTGACTAATGCCTGGCCTT